AATAATAATACGGCTATAATACCTGCTGATTTTACTTCAGTAGGTAAACTGTTAAATCCATCTATTAATTGTCCTGATGTGTCAGCTACTTTTTTAAATTCAGGTGCTAAATCTTTTAATGCTTCTGATGTTTTTATGATTGCACTTGCAAAACTTTCACCAATAGAATTAGCTATATCTTCAATCTGTTTTTCATTCTCTCCTAAGAATTTATTAAGATCGCCAAATTCTTTCTTTAATTCTTCAAAAAATCCCTCTGCTACATCTTTTTGAAAATTAAAATACTTATCTCCAATCATGGATAAAGTACCTTCAAGTGTTTGGGCTAAGTCCTCAGTTGCTTGTGCAAATCTACCATTACCACTAAAAGCAGCTTCAAAAGCTGCTACAGTTTCAGCAGCGGTGACTTTTGCACCTTCTTTAAATCCTAATAATGATCTAATACCTTTTTCTCTAAAGATATCAGCAGCAGCAATACCACCTGAAAAGGCTCTTTGGATTTGGCTAGATGTAGTTTCAAAATCTAATCCTGTGACCGCAGCAACATTACCTGTGATCTCTAATATTCTGTTAAGATCATCTGCATCTTTAGCAACAACCGCAAGATTACCAGATGCTCTAGTAATTTGTTCTAATGAAAATGGAACTTTTCCTGCAAACTTTGTAAGATTGTCAAATGCCTTTGATCCCTCATCAACTGATCCAAATAAAAACTTAAATCTAATTTGTAGGCTCTCAACTTCTTTACCTACATCAACAAAAGATTTAATAACTGCACCTGCACCAAGACCAATTAATGCACCTTTAAGACTAAAAACTGCACTTTTTACTTTACCTAATCTATTTTGAACATTAGTCAGACCTTTTTTGGTCTTATCATTAGCGATAATGTCAATTAGCATTTTTTTAGTCATTATCTTCTTTTACCTTGCAATTTTGCTTTGTTCAATGCCTTTTGTTCTTCTTCATGTTTGAGAGTGTAATACGCCATCCATAAATCAAATTCTTCCATTGGCATTTGCATAATCTCGCCAATAGTTTTATGTAATTTTTCTGCTAAGAAGAAATGAAATCTTAGATCGTTGTCAGATTCTATTTTTTTTTTAGAGTGTCAGTTGGGGATGAAGTTCCCATGATTTGACTTGCTACCCTGCCTATGATATCAGGATCAACAAACTTCTTCATTTTGATCTTACTCTCTAGATCAAACATCTTCTCACCATCTTTTGTTTCTGCCTTTTTGACAATTACATCAACTAATACTGTGAGATCACTATCGTTTGATCCTTTAAAGATTTCAGATTTTTCAAGCAGCGTAAATGGTTTAACATAAATGGCATCTTCGCCAGTTAAGTTCCATTCTTCAACTTCTATAATTTTTATCTCTTGGTGTTTAAAGTGAGAGATAGCACCTTCAAGGTAATCCTTTTTAGGCATCTAAATTATACAGTTGTTGTGCTTACGCCGCCTGAGAATTGCACTGTTATTGTTCTAGCAATAACTCCGTCTAAAGATACATTCTGAGATACGCCAGTCACAATCGCTGATCCTGTGTAATATGTATCTGCTGCGTCTGCACCTTCTGGGTATAAGTTTAAAGTCACTTCTGCGCCTACAGTTAATGCACCTTGACCTGAACTGTCTGTTTCATCCCAGTGGCACTCAATAGTACCAGTAGCATCACTTCTTAATGCTTTGTAGGTCTTAGATGTATCTGTAAGGCTTGTATCTTCAACTGTGTCATTTGTTTCATCAATAGTAAAACCTGTGACTTCTGCCACTGTATCAGTTCCTACTTTGACTACTCCGCTTGTTCCGACATGGGTTGCCATTCGCTTACTCCTTCATTAGTTTGTTGTTGTTCTTCTACTTCTACATCTTTTTTCTTTGATGATCTAGTAGATTTTTGTTCTTGCTCAAGTTTATATCCTTTAGCCAGAAATTTGTCTATATCATTATCCCAAACTTCCACAGTATCGTTTCCACTTGGCATATAGATTTTAATTCGTTTAGCCATTATGATGTACCTCTAACAAATTCATAGAATACCCTTACCACAATTCTTATTCCGCCCAAAGGATATAATGTACCCTCATCAGATGACACCTCTACTATTTTTGTTTCTTTAGCATTACCACCTCTAGTCCTGTCAGTATCAAGAGTTTCTTCAATTACTTCTATAAGCTGATTGCGTTTAGTATCTAGGTTGGTATCTGTGCCTTTGACATAACCTACAAGAACATAATCAATAGTTCCTGATCTTTTACCTGCTGCGTAATCTCCTAATGCAAAATCTTCTCTAGTTTCATCTCCAGTAGTGACATAAATAGCAGGGAACTGAGGATCAGCTAAATCTTCCTGAGGATTGATTGGCTCTCTTGTAATCTTCTTTAATTCAATAGGGGATGTGACCGCATCTAAGGTACTAATAATGTTAGCTGCTATATCTTCTCGTAAACTCATAATTTCAACTCCTTTTCTAGCACAGAAAAGAATATCTTTTCAATCTTTACTTCTTCATCTTTAGAAATACTAAAAAACTCTCTTTTAACCTTTTTTCTACCTGCTCCTGCTTCATCATGGAAAAATGCTTTTCTGTTAGCAAATCCTTGCCTAAAGAATAGTTCACCTTTACTAGCTGATATTTTGCTAGTTAAGGAACTAAACATTTGACCAGTGTCAGTAAGATCAACTACTCCTGATTGTTTAACTGCGGCTCTTTTGTATTTAGGTGAATAGGGAGCAAATGGGTTTCCTCTATAATCAACACCTCTTGTTTGTGTTCTTTTCTTGATAGCACCAATCTCAAATGCAGCAGCGTTAGCCAGTGCTTTTTTAATAGCTTTAGGTATTCTTTGGGAAACTTTTAATAATTCTTTTTTGACTGCTATAGAATTATCTTTAGCCGTAATGGTTGCGACCATTATCTGACTAATCGTAAATGGTGAATAGGCTCTTTTTCGCTCTCTGAGATAGTTCCGCTATCATCCTCATCATAATCTACCCCATCACGCAATACGGCTTGGAACTCCTCATTATATTTCTTTCTGTAATAATCCATTTTAACTTGGAATGTATCTGCACCATCTCCACCTTGTGGATCTTTCCATTTAGTAAGCATAGGTAAAATATAATCTGCCAGTGCTTTATAAACGACACTTCTAGTCCATTGTGAGTTGGTGAGTTTGCCACTATCTAATTCTAAAGATGTGACCTTAGTAATATCTTTATAGCGTACAGTATGGCGGTATCTTTCCCACCATTCTTCTCTAATTTGTCTGATCACATCATCTTCAGCGTGTTGTAGTTGTGTATCAAAGTCTGTAATGCCGTATTCAGCTATATCAGGTTGATACTGCTGCACATCTGCTAATGCTACTGAAAATTCTGTGGTTGCCATTAATCTTCTTTCTTCTTCCTAGTTCTTTTAGGTTTTTCTTCTGCAGGTTGATCTTCTACTAATTCAAAACCTCTTAATTTCCAATGGATATAATTCTTTTCATAATCAAACTTAGTTCTGGTGATGATCTTGTCACCTTTTTTTAATTTTACTAATTCAGTCATAATAATCTCCTAGTAGGTGGGGATTAACCCCACCCACAAGCATATACTACTGGATTGATGAATCAAAGTGCAATTCTACACCATAAGAGTCATGCAATTCGCCTACGCCGTAAACTGCAGTAGCAACAATCTCATCTGCTCTTAGAGAAGCATCTCTTTGAGTTTCAATCTTGATGTCCTGCATCATAGCTAGGGCTAAAGCATCCTTATGGAATACTGCGCCTTTGTAATCACCTGCAGTACCAGTGTTAGACATATTTGAAGTTTCAAATACGCTAATACCTGCTAACTGACCTACATAACCGCTTCTTAGTGCTTCGTTCTGTAAATCACCTGCGTTTGGATTTGCAAATGTGTTTGTTAAGTTTGCTTTTAAGTCGTAAGCAATCTTTGGGTGTAATATTGCATAACACTCTTCAACTGGTAAACCAGATGCTCTAAGTGTTGATGCTGCATTGAAAATAGAAGATGCTGCAATAGCAGTAGTTCCGTCACCTAAAGTGGTTGAGAAACCATCAAATAATGCAATCAAATCTTGATCCATTTTCTTTGCAATACCTTCACCAAATAATCTACCAATATCAGCAGCTACGTTTCTAGGTGCTGAGTTTCTTGCTAGATCAGTTAGTGTAGTCATTACGCCTACTTCTGATGCAGTAATTGTCACTGATGACGGATTAACTGCAGTGTTTGAAAGATCGGTTGCTTCTGCTACTGCTGCTGCTGCGATAGCTGAGTAAATCGGTACTTCTACGGATTTACCACCACCTGCAATAGTGTAGTTTTTAACCAAGTTCTTCATGATAGATTTCTCTTGGATCACGAACTCAGCTTCAGCAACGATCTCGGTATATAGTTCACTAAGTGTACTACTTGTGCTTTCGTTTGCCATGTTTTAACTCCTTTAGTTATTTGTTTAGTTTA